AAGGCAAAAAAAGGTAAGAAAAAATGAATAAGAGAGTCTTTTATTCTGACAATGGAATTTTAAGGGATCTTTCAGTCAACCTTAACAAGTATGACGAAACAGAGTCATCTTTTAATTACGTTGCTGGGGAAGACTTTATTTACATAGGTGCAAGGCTACCATTTAACAGCTTGTACATTAAATTAATTGATAAAAATACACTTCCTGCTAACATGTATGTAGAGGTCTTTGATGGCGACTCTTGGAACTTTGTTAATGAACTAATTGATGAGACTGGCGCATTTCACGTTTCTGGCCACATCACATTCGTTCCCGACAGAGATTCTGGGTGGTCAAGAGAAGACACTTCAGGCGATGGCGATAACATACCAGGTCTTGAATCACTAAAGATTTATGACCGTTACTGGATGAGGATATCTTTCGATGCGGACTTATCTCTTGGTTGCTCTTTATCTTGGGTTGGGAGTATTTTCAGTGACGATAGTGATCTTGGTTCTGAGTATCCTGACCTTGTTAAGACAAGCGTTTTAACATCATTTAAAGCAGCAAAAACAAACTGGGAAGAGCAACACGTAAAAGCCGCTCAAGTTATAGAACAAGACCTTATGATTAATGGTGTCATTGTTGATCCTGGTCAAATGCTCGAAAGAGAAGATTATAGACTAGCATCTGTTCAAAAGGTTGCTGAGATTGTGTTCAATGCTTTTGGGGATGACTACATCGATCAAAGACAAAGAGCACGTGAAGAATACCAAAAAAGACTTTCTAGTCCTGTTAAAAAGATTGATAAGAACGCAAATGGGATTGAGGAAGTATCAGAAAGTTTAGACAACACTAGCGGTTGGTTAAGCCGATGAGTTCAAAAATATCAACAATTTACGATAAATTATTGGTTGAACTAGCGGCACTTTATCCTAATAAAACTAGGATTCCGTACGCTTATTCACTTGGTGACAACAACGCTAGATTCCTGATTGATGGTTATGGGCTTATTATTGGTTCAAGTAATTTTGAGCCTTACGAGTTCTGTAATTTCATGAATATTAGGGAAGTGACGGTTGTTTTAACTAAGGAAGTTTTTAGAACTGACAGCGATCCAGTCGTGATTGATTCAATTACTAAGGCATTGTTGGAAAATGTGTACGATGTGCAAAAACTTTTCTATTCTTATAATGAGCTAGGAATACCAAATGATATTGCTAAGGTTGATATTGGATCGGTCTCAGGTGTTGAGGAAGTTATATCAGGCAAGCAATCTTTTTTGAGTATGACAGCAACTTTTCAATTTTACATATTAGAGAGTCTATAAGGAGTATATATGGCAGTTGGATTAAATAGAGCGAGTATTTTCGCAATTAAAAAAGAAACTACCGCAGGGGAATACCTTCCACCAGTCGCTAGTGCTGAATTTGTTCCACTCAGACCAGGGAACACACTTAACTTTGAACCTGAACAGCTTGAATCAGATGAGCTTCTTAACGATATTGGCGCATCAAAATCTTTCGTTGGTAAAGAATCAGTTTCAGGCGCACATGCTGCATACCTAAAGCACTCTGGTGTCGAAGGTCAAGAGCCTGAAGTTGGTGTTCTTTACGAATCAGTAATGGGAGCAAAGACAGTAAACGCTACTGAATACACTTCACAAGCTGGTTCTACTGTTTCTCAAATTGCTGTTCTTGATGCTGCTAACTTTGAAGTTGGTCAAGCTCTTTTAATTAAGGATGCAACATATGGATATAAAATCCGTAACGTAGCTTCTAAATTAGGAAACAATCTAGTTCTTAACTTTAACCTTGAGAATGCAATTTCTACTGGAAGAAGTTTAGGAAAGGCGATTGTTTACAAGCCAGTTGCTCAAGGGCATCCAACATTTTCAACAACTAAATATCTTGGAAATGGTCACGCAATTGAGGCTTCCGCTGGAAACACAGTAACCGAGCTTTCTTTAACTGCTGATGCTAACGGCTTCGGTGAAGTTGAGTTCTCTTACCAAGGGACAAAATATTACTTTAACCCAATCACAGTTGATGGAACTTCTAAGTTTCTTGACTTCGTTGATGATGGTGGAACTAAATCTGTTTCTGTTGCTGAAGGTATCTATAAGACACCTATCGAGTTAGCGGATGCAATCCAAACTGCTCTTGATAACGCATCAACTGAGACAATGAGTGTTGTTTATAACAATACAGACGGTAAATTTACAATTTCTTCAGGCTCAACAGTGTTTGAATTATTGTTTGGAACTGGTGCAAATGCAGCAAATACAATTGCTCCTTTGATTGGTTTCACAACTGATGACCAAACTGGCGCACAATCTTACCCATCGTCTTTTGCTCAACAATACAATTCTTTAATCACACCATCTTATGATGCTGCTGATGCAATCATCATTAAAGGTGCTGAACTATTTATCGGATCACAAGCTGATAATCTTTGTGTATGCGCTCAATCTGTTTCTTTAACTGTCAGCAAGGCTGTTGAGGACGTGGATTGTATTTGTGAAGAGACAGGTGTTAAGGAAAAGATTCCTACTGGAAGAACTGTTGAAATGAGCGTTACTGCCGTTCTAAATAAATACGATGCTTCATTACTTGACGCACTACTTAAGAACAAGGGTATCTCAGCAATGCTAAATGCTGGCCCTAAAACAGGCGGTAACTGGGTTCCTGGTAAGTGTTTTAATGCTTACGTTCAGAACTGTACTGTAAGTGCTTATACGACAACAGGTGACAACTTTATCCAAGCTGAGATAACTTTAAGAGGATTCGTTACAACAACCTCTAAAGACTTATACCTAAATTTCGTATAAGCGAAGGATCTCATGAAGTGGTTAGAAAAGAAGACTGAAAAGGGCATTCTGAAATATCGGATGCCCAATATTGTCGAAGGGTATGAATTTTTATCAATGATTGAGACAATTAACGGAGCTTCAGGTTTTTTTAAGGCTAAAGCAAAGTTCATTGCCAATCTAAACTGCCTTTTGGATTACTCAGCTTGTGGTTATAAAGATTACGATGAAGTTCTTAACGATAAAGAAAATATGATGTTCCCATTGTCTGAAATATCTCAAGAGGTGTTTGACGACATAACAGGAGCACTACAAAAAAAGGTTTAATTCCTGACGCAATATCAGCGTTCAGGAATGGTTTAACCAAGGATGATTTAACTAAATTGACCAATGACCCAAAACTATCTGAAGAGATAATTGAGGTTAAGAAATTGGTTAATAAGTATTGTTTTTACAGTAACTCTATTGAAATCGGAGTTACTTACTCGCCACGAGATATGAGCTTCAGTGAAATGATGCTTTTTTCTTGGATCAAGGATGGATTAAGTCATGGCAGAAAAACTGGAGTTTGATCTTAAAGTTGGCGTAAATGATCTTACTAAAGCTTTAAGTGATGCAACAAATAGCTCTAAGAAACTTGGTGACACAATATCAGTTGCTTTAGGTGCATTCGGCGGTGGTCTTGCTCTTAAAGGGTTTAATGCTTTAAGTAATGCAATCGGTTCATCAACTGACTTTCTTAAAGAATCAATTAAGGCTTCCGCTGAACAAGAAGCAGCTCTTAACAGGTTAGCTCAATCATTACGTTCAACTGGATCATTCTCACAACAAGCCGTCGAGGACTTTTCTCAATTCGCTTCTGAACTACAAAAAACATCAGTATTTGGTGATGAAGTAGTCATTGGACAGCTTGCTATTGCCAAGTCACTAGGTGCAACAAACCAACAAGCAAAAGACCTTGTTCAGGCAGCCGCTAACCTTTCAGCTACATTTGGTGGATCACTAGAAGAAAATGTAATGAAGCTTGGTAAGACACTAAACGGTGTTGTTAATCGAGATTTAAAACAAGCTATTCCTGAATTAAAAGGACTTGGTGAAGAAGCTCTTAAATCTGGTGATGCTCTTAAAATAGTTAACGAAAGATTTGGTGGAGCAGCCGCAAGCGAACTAAACACATACGCAGGACAAACAACTGCCCTATCTAACGCATTCTCTGATTTACAAGAAGAGTTAGGCGCATTTGTAACAAGTTCTGAAACAGTTAATGGATTAATATCTATTGCAACTGGACTATTTCAAGAAATTACTCAACAAATTGTCGATTATAATACAGAACAAAAAAGAGCTAATGGGACTTTAGTTGAGACTGAAGGAACACTAACTTCGTTGTCTGTTAAATATTCTCAAGTTAGAGATGAGATTGAAAAATACCAAGCTGTCATTGATGCCGATAAACAGAAAGGGTTATTAGACTCTTTATTTAGTTTTGATAATGCTCCACTAGCAAAAGAAAGAGTGCAAGCACTAACAGCGGAACTACAAAAACTAGACGCACAAATACAAAAAGCATCTGAAGAAGTTGCCAAGCAAAAAACAGCCGCTGGTGGCGGTGGGACTGCCGATACAACTACAAAACAAGAGCTTGATAGAATTGCAGCAGCAGAAGCACAAAAGACTCAACTCATTTCACAGGCAGAACTAGAAAGAGCTAACACACAAGCTGAGATTGCTAACCTTGCAATAATGAACGACATGGGAAGGCAAGAAGCTGAGCTTCAAAGAATAATGGAATTTGAGACACAAAAGAAAGAGCTTGAGTTTCAATTAGCTGAAGAAAAAGCAGGATTGATTGAGGATAGAGCATTAAGAGAAGCTGAGCTTTCTAAGATAGGAAAAGAAAGAGAGTTAGCATTTTCTCAAATAGCAAATAAAAACTTAGTAGATAATGAAAAGTTAAAGTATCAGAATTTACAAAACCAAGCATTTGCATTTAAAAAGTTTGAAGATCAAACTCAAAAAGAGCGTGTTGCTGGATTGCAGTCAAACTTCAGCCAGATTGCTACATTATCACAATCTGGTAACAGAACATTGGCAAGTATTGGTAAATCTGCCGCAATCGCTAATGCAACAATTGACGGATATGCAGCCGTTCAAAAGGCCTTAGCATCCGCACCACCACCAATAAACTATGCACTAGCAGCCGCCGTTGGAACTGCAACAGCCGCAAACGTAGCAAAAATCGCTGGTGTTAATTTTCAAGAGGGTGGTTTTGTTCCACCTGTTGGAGCAACTAGAGGCGCTGATAATCAATTGGCGTCAATTAGAACGGGCGAGATGGTGTTAAATGCGGACGATCAAAAAACATTACTAAATGCAATAAAAAGCGGTAACATGGGTGGCGGTGAGATTGTAATTCAAATTGATGGTAGAACAATCGCAAGAGCGGTTAGAGATCAAATAAACAATGGGTTTAAATTAGCATGAACAGCTTCGAAATATACTCAGACAATCTTATTTATCAGTCTATTATTTCACCAAGTAGCGAAAATGCTCTTTTCCCAGTTACTAATATTCTAGATCCTAGACGCTCTAAAGTTTACAGATCAACCGACTCAACAGCTAGTGTTGTGCTCGACTTTGGTGAAACTTCCCAGGTTGATTCGTTCTTTATTGTTGGTGACAAGAGAAACGGTCTAGGTATCCACACAATTACACTACAATTTAACCATATAAACGAATGGGCAACACCAGCGGCAAGCGAAACAGTTTTAATTGATGCTGCCTATAATTCAGGAATAACTGAGTTTGCGGTAAAAGAATACAGATTTTGCAGGATGGTTTTAACCTCCACACTTTCTTATTGTGAGATTGCTAATATCTTTATTGGTAAAAAGCTTGATATTGGTCGTTCAATTAACTTTAACTGGTCTATAAAAGAGAATGAATTAAGCCAAAAGCAAACTAACCGCTATGGCCAAATATTCTCAGATATTATCAACAAACAAAGAGTCATAAACGCATCAATTTCATACTTAGATAAAGATCAACTAGATAAAATTAACTCAGTTATAGACTTTTTTGGTGAGACCAAACCATTCTTTATTAAGATTGGTTGTGACAACATGGTAAGTAATTACCTAAGATTCTCAGGAATGTTTTATTTTAATGACATTCCCACAATCTCAAATCCATACTTTAACAAATACAATATGTCGTTTTCATTTATTGAGGCAACATGAGCATTCTTTTAGTCGAAACATTACAAGATAGCCTATCTCAGGAAATAGATTTTACACTAGATGAAAGAGTCGAGATTGCTGCCTTTATTCCGTACATTTATTTTCACAACGTAACTGGTGCTGTTTTTACATTTGAACTTAAAAGAGACTCTGATGTGATATTTGAGCAAGACTTTACATCGGAAGAGATTAGAGAGGCCAGCGGTGATTATGCCCATGTCTTTTACCCGATCATTCCGATCAATCCTGTTCAGCTTGAAAATGGCTCCTACACGTTCACAATTAAAAGAAAATCTGGGTATTTAGCAGGGGAAAGCTTCATTGGTTGGATAAAACAATACGTTGATGTTCAAAATGAGATGTCCTACACACCAGAATCTAGCGCATCCAACACCTTTGCGATAAGATTTAAGAAGTTTAGAGAAGGAATTAAAATATGAGAGTCTTAACATTTGCCGATGGCTTCGTTTCTACTTCGCCTCCTGACGTTGAGGGAAGAGATCAAGAAAGCTACAATTTACTTAATAACCAAACAAACACCACATTATTTAGCATTGACTCGGCACAATATAAGTCAGCATTCCTAGATTTTGAGTTATCAAGATCCGATGTATCTGACAGTTATGTACAAACTGGTTCAATCACACTTTTCTTTGATGGCACCAATTGGATCTTTTCTTTTGGTCTTACTCAAAATGATGAGATTATTTCTGACTCATTAGATAATCCGTTCAATGTAGTCTTTTCGTTTACAAATGCCCTTGGTGTTGGCACTCTTAAATACAGTAGCGGAAACATGGGCGCATCATATAACGGAAAACTAAAAGTTTTAATCACAAGGGTTAAAGTAGTATGAATTTAAAAACATTAATCTTTATTTTCTTTTCTCTTGTCTTGATTGCTACGTTAGCAACAGGGCAAACAACTCCATATAATAAGCTTGATAAATTAAAGGTAAATGACTTAATTGCTGGTAAACTAGAGGTTCAATCAACTAGTAAATCATCATTGCCATGTCCTTCGATGACTCAAGTTCAAAGAGATGCAATTGTTTCACCTCAAGATGGTTCTTGCGTTTATAACAACGACACGAATGTGTTGAACATTTATAACGGAACAGAATGGGTTGAGGTTGGTTCTGGTGGCGGTGGTGGTGGAGGTATTGCAAATTGGGAAACTGCAAAGTTTTATGAAGTCGGTGACGTTGTTATCGAGTCAAATAAAATTTACCAATGTAATACACAACACACCTCATCAGTATTTGCGACTGACATTGCCAATTGGACAAAGCTAGTTGCACCTATTTCATTAACAACTGAAGTCAGTGGTGTTTTACCTATGGCAAATGGGGGGACTGATAAAGCCCTTACACCAGAGCTTGGTGGTATTGTTTACACTGATGGCGGATCAATGGAAGTTCTTGGCGCTGGATCACTAGGACAACTTCTTAAATCAAACGGTGCTGCTGCCCCTGAATGGACTACATTATCAGTTGATGACGCTACATTCTCAGGTGTTCTTTCACTTGGTAAGGGTGGAACTAATAAAAACTTAACAGCGTCTAACGGTGCTATTGCTTATTCTGATACTGATTCAATCGAATTACTTGCACCTGGAACTGCTGGTCAAATCCTTCAGTCTAATGGTGTTGGTGCGCCTAGTTATGTAAACAAATCAATCTCAGGTAAAAATGAGAATGGTTCAAGTGTTACACTAGAGGAGATCCAAGTTTCTAATAATCAACTAACTCAAACTGATGTTAATAAGCATTTATTAGAGTCTGGAAACAGCAATATTTTAGCTAACCCATCATTTGAGCACTCAACTGTTTCAACATCATGGACAAGTTCTGCTGGAACATTAGCGGAAGACTTAAGTGTTGTGGTTAATGGTAAGAAATCTTTATCAGTAAATCTTTCAACACAAGCCCTAGCATTAACTCAAGATTCTACACTTTACGCTGCTCAATTTGCTGACGGTGTTCAAGGTTTAGCATCTATCAGAGTTAAAACATCATTAAGCGGAATTAGAGTTTGTTCTCGTCAAGCTGGTGTCACATCGACAACCAATTGCGTGAATGTTCAGGGCAATGGAAAATGGGGACTTTATAAGGTACCTATGATTCTTGGAGCTACATCTAACGGTATCTCAATTCATTCAAACGGAACTTCTTTAACTGGTACTGTCTACCTAGATGATGCTTTTGTTGGTGCAGTTGATTTACAGGCTACTGTTGATGCTTCTAAATTAGCTGGTGAATCATATTTTGCATTTGGTGGATCATACACAACAACCTCTTTTGCTTCTGCATCTGGATCAAGATCGCCAACTATAGTTTTACAAAACGAAGGCTCGTGGCAAACAGCATCTTTGGCAGGGTATCAACAAACAGTTAATAGTTTGCCTCCTGGGTGTTATTCATACACTTGGACATTTGGCGCAAATGGTTCAAATATTGGTGCAACTCAAAGATTTGCGGCAGCCGTAAATGGGGTTACTCAAACAGGAACCGAGACATACTTTACCCAAGGTAGCAGTATGGGTTCTGGTGTGTCAGTTAAAGGTTCGCATTGCATAACTACAGCACAAAATATAACTTATGAATTAAGAGGAGCATCAACCGTTGGTTCTGTTGGTATAAATCAAGGGGTAATTAATTTTAATTTATTAAAATTCTCATCAGGCACTACCTACTCATCAACTAACGCAGATACAGACTGGGCTAGTTGTGGTCATACAGCAGCATCGTTCACTGGATTTGGTACAGTTTCAGCAATTGAAACTCAGTGTAAGAGACAGGGTGGTGATTTGTTAATGAAGGGTAAGTTTACTGCAGGAACAAATACAGCCGTTGAAGCTAGGGTTGCCTTACCTATTTGGAATGGAGTTCAATTAGTAAGTGCAGGGACTTCAATTATTCCAAGCCTTCAGGTAGCTGGTTCATTGGCATCTTCTTATTTTTCTCCAACCTATTTTCATTATATGTCATTAATTGAACCATCCGTCTCATATATGACAATGGGAATACAAATCTCGAATGCTTCATCATTAACAAAGGCAAATGGGAACGGTGTAGCTGGAACTAATGGACAAGTTTCTTTTAACGCTCGTATCCCAATCGAAGGTTGGCAGCAATCTAACCTAATTATCGGCCAATTTTCGGGCTTAGAAAAATGTACTAATACTCTAGAGTGTACTGATGTTTTCTCAGCTAAAATTTCTGCAACTGGTGTAACCTCTGAAGAGAACGTAGATTTCTTGTCAGGTAACTGCTCATTGGCTACAAACGTTTATACATGTACATTTAATGCTAGCATTTTTACAGTTGCACCAAATTGTGTGATTTCTCCTTTAGAGCTTTCAGCAATTAACGGAACTATGGGAATGATAAATTCTCAGTCATCATCGTCACTTGTATATAAAACAGTTAGGCATGATTCTGCTGCATTAGCTGCACCAGTAAATCTTATCTGCCAAAAACAAGGGGTCGATTACGTAGGAAAAACAGCAAAGGCAGTATCTAGTGATCAGAACTTAAGGACACCAGGTGTAAGTAATGCTGTCATAAACTCATGTAAAATTAATAACAATGGAACCGCAACTATAGATTCATCTTCTGGTCTTTGCTCATCTTGGATTTCCTCAGTTTCAAGAACAAGCATAGGAAATGTTAGCATTAATCTTTTACCAAATACTTTTTCCAATAACCCTATATGCACACTGACAACTCATACAAATGGAAACGTAATTCCACAAAGAATACAGACTGCATCAACTTCAAATATATTGGCTGTTTTTATTACTCCAAACACGGCTGCACTAACTGATTCTGATTTTAACATTACTTGCCACGGGATTAAGCCATGAAAAAACTATTAGTAAAAATTAAAGTTATCGATATTTCTTATTCACCAGCAGTTGAGGCTATTCCTCAAAAGTGGACTAAGGAAGAAATAGAAGTATTTGAGCAACCAATGATCGATGTTGATGGAGTTATGGTAAGTGATGAGTCATATACTTATCATCCAGAAATTCCTGCAATACCTGAGCAGCAAGAAGTTTCTCATGAAGAGATTATTGCTCAAACTCAAGGTGAAGAATCAGAGCTTCAGATCTGGTTAGATGGCGATAAACACAAATATCCTGAAGGTCATTGGGTTGAATGGGTAGACATCACTGAAGAAGTTAATAAGCAAAAAGCTATAGATGCAAAAATTGCTTTAGGTCAAAAAGCTAGACTCACATGTGATAAGGTTCTTGATCTTATCTCAGGTTATAACCTAGACAGAGAGTTATCTGTTGAACAAATCACATCAATGCAATCTTCATTTGCACCTATT